TCACGTCACCCGCTCCACACCCTTCCGGAGCGATCGAATTACGCCGCCTGGTGCCCATGAGAGAAGCAAAGTTAAAACCCAGACTTTCTCATCAGTTGTACTCGACCTACTTAAAGCGTCTCGCCACCATGACACACTTGGACGAAGCCTAGCGTGCCGAGCCCGCTCAACTAACGGCTGATTTACGTCTAGAACGTCATCGAACCCAGCGGCTCGTACCTCTTTCGACTTGATGCCGGCTCCGACCGCGGCAATGCAGATCATACGTGGCCTATCGCCCCAGGTCCTTCGAAGACTCTCTACAAAGTCAGACCACGGTTCTAACGAACTACGCCACTGCGGAACCTCAAGCCGAGAACTGCGACTCGCTGCCGAAAGTATATCATGCAGGCCCGGCTCACTCGACTCTGAAAGATTGTCGTGATGCAGTCGGTTGATGGCAACGTTATAGCGACTGATCACCTCTTCAAAGGTGAATGCAGAGGACTTTTCGTAATTTAGATACCGATACATATTGGGATCGAGCATCGCATAGGCACGGTAGAGATCACCGTCCGTGATTGATGCCCTCCCGTCACGCGCAAGCCCTTCGACAGACAAACCCGTTCCAGCGTATGCCTTTAGCGCATGCACCCTATCCTGCTGAGATAGATCTTCCCATTGTCCCGAAGCGATAGCAACGATGCGGGCACGGTCGCCGTATAGGTCAAATAGCTGGGCAAGCTCAGCCGGTCCGCCATCGTGAAAAAGGCCAAGCGCGGACGCTTCGAAAAGACCGTCCATACCGGCCTGACGCGAATGCTCCCATATCGTCCAACGATCTCTGTAGGTCGCGTTACGACGAAGTACAAAGCCTAAGCGACTTTGATAGGCGCGATCATCTGTCTCTTCAAAGGCCCGCGTGACAGAGTTAGCAAACTCCCTACGACCAGCCTTTTCAGGAAACGTTAGCCTGTCTTCATCCCAAGAGCTCCTACTAGATACGACTAGCTTTAAATTTTCCCCTTCCGTTAAGAAGGATACAACGTCACGAACTGTCCGCGGCTCTTGAGAAAAAACCCAGTCGTTTACAAATAACGTTGCCAACTGCAGCACATGACTTTTTGTCGCCAAATCAGCGCCTTCAGCGAGGTACCTAAGGCCAGCAACCAGTGAGGATAGCTCACCTGAGTTATAGCAACCAGCGTAGAACCTTGTAACATTCAGCCAATACGGCCGCCTTGCTATGGCGTCGAATCGTTGCGGTCGCGTACCCCCTTTCTCCGCCCCAGGCGGGGAGTACGGCGCAGTTTCATAGAGGAACCGTCCGGTGAAATATTCACGTAGCGGCTGCACCTCAAATTCAAGCATTCCTTGAACGCGGGAGACGAGCGCACCTACTCGCTCCACTGCGCCAGTGAACAGCTTTAAAACATCACCCTCATGTTCTCTTTCGACAAGAAAATTCCGCACCAAAGCCTCTAAATCGCTCTGGCTAATTGAGCCAGAACCACCCGGCTTTTCGGCATCTAGCTGAAGAGTCCATGCGACATACTGGTGTATTTGCATGAGAACATCTCTATTCTCACGAACTGTCTCGTCCTTCTCTGCCTCTCGACCAAAAAAGAGATCCATATAGCTGTCATATAGCGCCGTTCGCTTGTCAGGGAGCGAACGACCTTTTGTGCTTATCAGGGACAGCAGAATGGCCAATTGCATTGGGTTCTGAGCAAGGCTTCGAATGTGCGAGCGAGACACACGGTCGGTCAAAAGCTCTTTGAATTCTCGCCCCTCGATTAAGGGAAAATTCCGCGCCTTAATCCACTTATCTGTGTACTCGGAAATTTGCGGCATCCTCATCGGGAGCAGCGAAAGATGCAACCACTCACGCTCTGGGAAACCCGGCGAAAGGATAAAGGCAGCAGGTCTGCTTGTGACTATGACTTGCATCGAAATGCAGTCATTCTCCAGCCTATCACTAGCATCCCTAATCTGCTCTATTAGGTTTTGCCTAGTCAGCTTATCGGCAACTTCGTCAAAACCATCTAGAAATAAGAGACAATGGCTATCCGTGAGCGTGGCAGTTAGATCATCAACTGTAAATTCACGGCCACCCGACAATCTAAATACTTGATGACTCAAAAAGGATTCCAGGGTGTCTATGCCACTCACCGGTCGAGCAACATCCTTCTCGGCGGCAAATGGATCCTTCCCGTTCAACCATGTTGCATAATCCCGAAGATCGACACGCAAGGGAATACGAACGACATTATCCAGATGCTTGGATAGAACCTTTTCTATATCTGACTGCCGCCGCAGAGCACGCATCCGATGAAGTTGCGCGATGTACTGAGTGACAGTTGATTTTCCTTGGCCCGGAGCGCCCTCTAAGACGATCCTTTGAACACCGGACATTGGTGCCGCCGCTAGCAGCCAGTTTGCAGCCAAACTTTCATCACCAGCCTCAATGCCGTACCGATAGTGCTGCATTGATGCGGAGAGTCTGCTTATTAATTTGTCACCAACATTACACACTTCCGGCGCGGGGATCTTTTCACGGGCAATTCCAAGAGGGGTGTCGGTAAATAAATCAAGCAGGCTATTTTGGATCTGTACCTGCTGAAACCGAACTTCGGAGTCCTTCGTATATTGGTGCGCCACACAGGCCCTGAACGTTGACGCCTTGGTTCGCGCGAGAGGTAAGGCCCGATTTCCGGCTAGCATCTCAAGAAAATCTGAGCCGCGAAATATTTCCGGATACCGCCAGATTAGTCCGTTTGCTCCTTCAATGCGACGCTCTATGTCATCCCTCCACCAGCAGTGACTGGGAATCCCGAAAGCTTCGGTAAGGCGTGCATTTATGATATCGACAGATCCGGCATCAAGGTGAGCCGTGCCGGAAACGTTTGTCAGCAGGTAAAAGGCTTTTGCTCCAAGACCAATCAGGCGATCGACTTTTGCCTTCTCAGATTTTATCACATCCTCAATAGCCAGCCTCTCGCTTTTCGACGACGGATCCCTCGAATACTTGACTTGAAATACTAAAAAGCCCTTCTTCTCCCTAAGGAATGCGTCCCGGCCGCCATCTGGCTGCCCGACAGGCAAACATTGCACGTTTGGAAAGCTGGACACGAGCAAGGACTGGCAAAGCTTCTGGAAGCGCTCGTCGCCTAACGTCTCGAGGTTATAGTCCACTGAGCCCTCCGGTTATGAGCCACGATGTTGGTGGCCCATTCACGGGGTGTCAACGACGCTCCCATCACCTACCCAAGCGAGGCACCCTAAATCGCGAGGCCCTGCTGCGCGACAACCGTCCTACGTTTACGGCAGAAGCAGGCTTGCACCTCCGTAGGAGTAGAAACGGTAGTCATTCTCGATGGCATAAGCGTAAGCCGCTTTCATCCGGTCGAGCCCCATCAAGGCCGATACAAGCATGAACAGCGTCAGTAGCTCGACGGTACTCGGCTCATCGCGATCAAGCCAAAGCTGTTCCCACAAGGAACCCACGACGCACCCACGCCAAAGCGCGTTCGCCTTGGCCGCCGCCGTCTAGCTTGTGAAAGGGGTGGTGCCGCTTACAGGACTCGAACCTGTGACCCCCGCATTACGAAGGATGTACTTAGCCCGGTTTTCTGCGGATTAGGCGCATCTCGGAGGCATCCCCTCCACCCGTAAAAGCCTCGGAAATCCGTCCCGCGCTCCGGCCAACACCGGAGATGCACCGGACCCGGGATTAGCGGCCCGAACCACCGACATCCGCGCCTTCACGGCGCGACCGTCCTCGAAAGCGCGCGGCCGAGCAGCACGTTTGGCCGGCGCTTTCCTGCACCCAATCGACTCCGCATCCGGGAGCCGACACGATGTCGCTTACCCTCGCCGCTGCTGCCGCCAGCGCGACCAATTCCATTGCCGGATCCTTTCGCCCCAGGCGGGCGCGCTCCGGATCAACGCACCGCACCGGCGCGCCCGTGCGCCGTAACAGCCTTGAGGAGGGCTCTTTCGAGGACGACTTCTTCCTGGTGCCAGCCAAGGGCGAGACCGATCGCCTATTGCGCCTGGCGCGGCATGCGCTTGATGCCGGCCGCCGGCTGAAGCGCGAGGCGCGCAAGGCCGGGCGCGGCCTGTCGGCCCGCGAACGCACGATTGCCGCGATCACCGCCGCGACGGTACGGGTCTACGAGGAACTGCTGACCTTGGCCCGGCTCAATCGCGGGCGCGTATATCCGTCCTACGACTGGCTGGCAGAGGCGACGGCGCTCGGCCGGGACACCATCTCGCGGGCGTTGAACGCGCTGGAGAAGGCAGGCTTCCTTGTCCGTCAGCGTCGCTTCCGACGACGACCTACAAAAGACGGCGGGCCGCGCTGGGAGCAGACGTCGAACGCCTACCGCCCGTTGGTGCCGGACGCGATCATGTCACTGCTGCCGCGTTGGTTGCGGCCGGCGCCGGTCCCGGTCGACGTCCTCCAGCAGCAGCAGGATCGCGCCGAAGACCAGCAGGTCATGCTGGCCAGCCTCAGCAGCAGCGAGCGCGTGCGCGCGATGGGCGACAGCCCGCTGCTGAAGGCACTGGCCCGCCTCGGCAAGGCCGTCGATCTCGCAGAGTGCGAGTCATAGAATGAGCCTGAACCGCTACCGGAGTCAGTCTGAATAGGTCGAGCGGAACGCCTTCGGCGTGCGCATGTTCGCCCCCCTTGTGGCCGAGAGGCTCCACCCCTTTCCATCGATCGCCAAGGCCCGGCGGTCGAGCGTGGCGGCTTGCGCCGCCCCGAGGCTGCCTGGGGGGCGAGAGCACGAACCGGGCCAACCGCCTCCGGCCGGATCGCTCGCGGCACGGTCAGGCGGTGAGGATCGCCGCCCACTCGTCGAGGATCGCCCGGCGCGCGTCGACCAGCTCCGATCGGTTGTACGCGCCTTCGACCTTGGCGACCTTGCCGTCCTCGTCCTTCAGCGCGTGACCGAGCGTCCGGTCGATGGTCTGGCGCGCCTCCGGGCGGCGCTCGTTCATCACCGTCGAGAAGGTGGCGCGCCAACCGTGCGGAACGTGACGATCGCCAAAGCCGGCGCGGTCGTACAGCGCCCCGATCGCGCCCTCCGCGATCGGCGATCGACGATCGCGGCCGGGGAAGATCAGCGCGTCGGGATCGTGCAAATCTGCATTGTCGCCGCCCAGCTCCGCCCGCGCAGCGCGCAACACCGCAACCGCGGCCGGGGCGAGCGGGACGAGATGGTCGTTCGCCGCATCGGCCTTCTTCGCGACCTTCAGCTTCATCCGCGCCGCCGGCACGCGCCAGAGCGGCGCGGCGCCATCGAGATCCTCGATCTCGCACCATCGCGCGCCGCGCACCGCCGCCAGGCGCACCGTGGTGAGCGCGAGAAAGCGCGACGCCAGCTTGGTCGCCGCGCCGCCGGTCGCGCGCTCGGCCGCGGCCAGCAGCGCGTGCGCGTCGTCGATCGTTCGCAGCGCGCGGTGGTGCCGCACCGCCGGCGCCGGCGCGAGCGCGCGCCCGACGATCGCGGCCGGGTCCGCCTTCGCCCACCCCTCGCTTACCGCCAGGGCGAAGACGTCGGAAATCCGTTGGCGCACGCGCTTCGCCGTGGCGATCGCGCCGGGCCTGTCGCTGGCGTCCGGCGCCTCGATTGCACGGATCACGCGCAGGACGGCCGGCGCGTCGATATCGTCCAGCTCGTCGGCGCCGATCGCGGGGAAGACGTGCCGCTCGAGGCTGGCCATCACGTCGGCCGCGTGCACCTCGGTCCATCCTGAGCGCCGCCCCGCATGCCACTGCCGGGCCGCGCGCTCGAAGGTCATGGTCATGGGCGCGGTGCGCGGATCGACCCCGCGCGCGATCATCGCACGCGCTGCCTCCGCGCGAAGTCGCGCGGCATCGAGCGACAGCTCCGGCCACTGGCCGAGCGTCAGCGACTGCTCGCGCCCCTCCCACCTGAACTTCAAGCGGAAGGATTTGCAGCCGACGCGGGTGATGACGAGGTGCAGGCCGCGCTCGTCATAGATCTTGTACAGGGACGCGCGCGTGCGCGCCGCCTTGACGGCAGCGTTACTAAGCATAACGAATTCCTGAAGCGGCCAGACGTGAGAACCCGGGATGAGAATAGGTAAGCAAGCATCGATATCGCTGGCGAGATCGCCCCTGCATCTTTGGGCGGGCGTGGTCATGTTTCATTGCATGACGTTCGGCTGCTCGCAGGCCAAAGCCGCCGTCTTCGTCGAACATTTCGACCAGAAGATTGCGCCGGTGAGACGGGATTTTCGGGACAGAGGTTGCTACCAAGATCGCAGTGCCGAGACTTCAGCACTGTGCGCTCAGTGGCGTTCGGCGGTAGCAGGTGAGAACGCGGTTACGGAGGCTCGCCGGGCCACGCAGGTAGCCCAGTGGGGCGCGCTGTTCAGTCTTCTGGGATTCGTCGGCCTAGTCGCCACGCTATGGCAGACTCGAAGGTCGCTCAAGATCGCAAAGACGGCAAATCGTCTTGCAATGAAAGAGAGCGCGCGCGCCACTCGGCAAGCCATCGCCGCTTCAGCAGAAACTAGTGAAGCGTTGCTAATCGCTAGACGTAATGCAGATGCCGCCGAAACAAGGATTAGGCAGGCAGGTGATGAAGCTTACCTGAGGCTAAGGCCATATCTCTTCGTGGGCGACACGAGCTGGTATCAAGTACCCGACGGCATGCCCAACGAGCGAGCCTATATCGGGAAGCTAAAATTCCACAATTACGGACAAACACCAGCTGAGAAGACCGGCGTCATGGTCTCCCATCGGGTTTTGCCGTCAACGTCATCACCGGACATTGCGGAAGCACTTCTATCTCTGAAATATTTACCGATTGATAGGGGGCGGTCGGTTGTTCATAATCGATCAGTCATCGGGACGGCAGGTCCGATCGGCTTAGCCGATATTCTCGATTATATCGCCGGGCGCAAGCAAATACTCATTGTGGCGAGAGCAAACTACCGTGACCCAATACGAGGTGAACTGCACGAGATGCGAGATTGTTTTTGGCTGCACCTTGTCCCCCAAGGTCCTTTAATCGCGGGTGAGCCGATGCCGCCACTTGCTCCGAATCTGATCCATATCCCCGAATTTTTTATCGGCAGTTGAGTCGTCCGTTCGTGTCTTCGGGCGGAAAAGGCATCGATTGAGGCGGAGGAATGCTCCGCCTCGCTCGTCACCGAAGACGCGCAAATCCGCGCGTTTGGATACGGCCCGGCGGGGGGCGCTACCCCGGCCGATGCCCCATCAAATCCGCCCCTCGTCGTCAGGCGTCCAGTCGGTGAGCAGTCTTGAGAACTGCCCACGCGCACGCCGCAGCCAGGCTGCATACGCCGTTACCGGCGCCCCGGGTGCGCTCCATCCGATCGGCCAACCCATCGCCAGCTCGTAAAATCGCGGGTTGGGTATCAGGGTGCTCATCAAGGAGCCTTTGCCAAGCGTGAAGCTCACCCGGGCCGGGGGCAAACAGGGGGACGTCGCCGCCACCGCTCTCCACCCCATCCCGCGCAGCGTCAGCCACAAGGCGGTCCAGGTCCTCGTCGCGTTGGACATCGAGAACTGCCCACCGCTCTCGCGCGCGACGTCGATCGGCTTCACCACCCGCGCCGTGCCGTTCTCGATGATCAGGTCCGGCATGTACCCCGCGTCCGACGCCGTCGGCGTGGGCCAGGAGGAAGAGCCGTCGCCGGCGATGACGAGCGCCGACTTCTCGCGCCGTGAACAGGCCCGCTTTTGTGCGATAGCCCAGTCGGCGAAGGTCGCCGGCGACGTCGGCACATCCCAGCGACAGGTGACCTTCGACGTTTTCGCACCAGACCCACTCGGGCCGGGCCTCGCCGACGATGCGGGCGACGTCGGGCCAGAGATGACGCGGATCCGCGTCGCCACCTCGCCGACCGGCGTAGCTGAAGGGCTGGCAGGGATAACCGGCAGAGACGATATGAATTCGGCCGCGGAACGGTCGCGCGTCGAAGGTTCGCAGGTCGTCCCAGACAGGAGCCTGACCCAGGGCCGCGTCCGCCATCCGGGCCACGAGAGTGGCCGCTGCGTGGCTGTCCCTTTCGACGAAAGCCACAGTCCGATAACTGGGTTCGGCGATGTGCAGGCCGAGGTCGAGGCCTCCATATCCGGCGCAGAGAGAGATGCCCCGGAAGTCGTCGGGTTCGGGGGAGTATTCGGTACGTAGGTCCACAAGGAAATCCGCTCCACAGGATCGCCAAGGGCGATCGCGGTGCACGTCGGCTACGCGCGCGGGGTGAGCACCCGTCAGGATCGACGGGCGGGCCGACGCGCGTAGGAGCGGATGGTTAAGCGGCGATTAGCGTGCCGGGCTGCGGACGATCAGCTCGGTCACCTTCATCGCGCGCGAGGTAGCGGCCGAGGACACGGTCCAGGTGGTCTGCACCTCGTCGATCCGGAAGCGCGCGAAGGTCGATCGGATGAACGGCGTGTCGTTGATCGACATGATGAACTGCCCGCCGATCGCCGCCAACTGCTCGGCCATCGCGGTGTAATGCGCCTCGCCGAAGTCGATCCCGTACCCCTCGGTCTGGTGGTAGGGCGGATCGAGGAAGAACAGCGAGCGAGGGCCGTCATAGCGGCGGATGACGTCGGCATAGTCGAGGTGCTCGATCGTGACCGACGCGAGGCGATCGCGCAGCGCCTTCAGATCGGCGCGCAGCCGCGCGAGGTGAAAGCGGCTGTCCTGGTCGCGCCGGACGCCGAACGTCCGACCCGCCACCTTGCCGCCGAAGGCGAGGCGCTGGAGGTACAGGAAGCGCACGGCACGCTCGATATCGGTCAGCAGGCGCGGGTCGAGCGCGCGCTGCCGCTCGAATTCCTCGCGCCCGGCGATCAGCCAGCGCAGCTCGTCGACGAACGGCTCATAGTGGCGGCGGATGACGCGAAACAGATTCGCGACGTCGCCCGAGAAGTCGTTGATCACCTCGACCGGCGCTGGCGTCGATCGGCGCAGGAAGACACCGCCCATGCCGATGAAGGGCTCGATGTAGGCGCGGTGCGGCGTCGCCTCGATCAGCGCGCAGAGGCGGCGCGCCAGGTTGCGCTTGCCGCCGAGATAGGGCGCGGGCGGCTTGGCGGTGATGGTCGCGGTCATGCGATGCTCGGTCCTTGCTGGAAGAGCGCTCGGCTACGCGCGCGGGGATGCCGATCGGCGCGATCGGCGCGGCCTGCCTGGGGGACAGGATCGGGAGGCGGGGCCGTGGCGGCCCCGCCGGAAGGTCAGGCGGCGATGGCCCGGGCGGCCATGACCATGTCGACGAAGCGGCAGCGGCCGATCATCACGCCCTTGCCGGTCGTCAGGTGGCGGCGCTGCCCCGGGGTGAAGACTTCCGCCATCTCCGCCTCGCCGTAGCGCATCACATATTCGATGCCGCCCGGCTCGGTGACCATCAGGTAGTGGACGCCGTTGATCCGCGAGGCGGCGTCGGTCAGCACCGGCGCCGGGCACTGCACCATTTCGATCAGGCGCGTCCCGTACCCTGCCTTCATCTTCAGCCTGCCCGTCGTCTCCAGCTCGGTCCGCTGCGCGGTGGTGAACCAGTTGACCATCTCGGCGGGGGTGAATTCCTCGGTGGTGGTGTTGCCGTCAGGGCTGGTGATCTTCAGCAGGATCATCGTTCGTCTCCGTTTCCGCTGCCCAATATGTAGAGCGCCACTCTACATCATGCAAGCGAGAAATGTAGAGCGATACTCTACATTTCTGTTGACGGCGCGGCCCGGAAGTGTAGAGTATCACTCATCAGCAACGGAGGACGCAATGAAGATCGTTTCGGTTCGGGACAAGCGGATCAAGGCTCTGGTCGAGGACCCCAATCGCACGTCGGTGAAGGGACTCGATGCGCTGGAAACCCGCAAGATCGCGGAGATGATTACCGCCATCACGGTCATGACCAACCCGCTCCAGCTGCTCGCGGTGCCCTCGTGGAAGGCCCACGAACTGAACCCCGGTCAGCCCGGCAAGTGGAGCCTTACGGTGACCCGCAACTATCGCCTGACCTTCATGGTCGATCTGGCGGCGCAGACCGTCTCGGTCCTCGACTACGAAGATTATCACTAAGGCGCGGCGGGGGGCGGAAGCCCCCCAAGCTGTAGAGACTCACTCTACGATTTCCGTTGCAAAGTGTAGAGTGTCGCTCTATATCTTCTAGTGAGGAGAAGCGACAGATGGCGAAGCGCGACGACGCCCAATACAAGATTGCGAAGGCATCCGAGATGATCGTGAGCGCGGTGCCGCCCGTCGACCGGCATCCGGGCACCTTCATCAAGGAGGTGCTGCTGCCGGAATACAGCCTCTCGGTCGCGGAGACGGCCCGCCGGATCGGCGTCGATCGTGCCGGGTTCAACGGCGTTCTGACCGGGAAATATGATGTGTCGCGCGATCTGGCGTACAAGCTGGGTGCGCTCACCCGTGACGAGGTGGCCGACCTGTTGATCGCCTATCAGCACGCGTTCGACCTTGCCAAGGAGCGCGACAAGCGGGAGGCATACAAGGCGACGATCGAGCGGCTGGCGGCCCCTCCGGTCTGAGGATTGCTACGCGGCCAACCGCCCGAACCGGGTGGTTAGCCGCGTAGAACCAGGGAACCACGCCCCGCGTATTCCCCCGAAGGGTCTTGTATTAGCGGGCCACCCGGCGAACCGGTGACCCTGATTTCCGCGCGCGCGGGCTGGACCTCACGGCTACGATCGGACCAGCGCTGCGGCTATGCCATCGCGGCACGCCGTTGCCTAGCCGCGCAGACGACGGACCAGCTCCTTCCACTCGCGATCGTCGCGCGGGCCAAAGTCGGTCGTCGGCTTCTGCGATGTGAGGCGGATTCGCGGCTGCCGCGCGCGGCACCTGGTGCAGCGCAGGTGATCGCCGGCCATGTGCAGGCGGGTGTCCCACGCGTGGGCGAGGAAGTACCGCCACAGCTTCTTCCCGTCGATGACCCCGGCGTGTCCGCATCGACAGACGACGGCGGCGTTACCTCGCCCTGAAAGGTCCATGAGCGTTTCGAGGCGGAAATTCGCGCTCATGGATGCGGTTCGGTCGTGGTCATGACCATGGTTGCAAATTGTTGGATCGGTTGCGCAATCCGAATTTACATCCGCCCGATCGCGAGGCGCAGCGCGGTGACCAGGCGCAGGGTGTAGATCATGTGGCCCAGGTCGCTGGGGTGCGAGCCATCGGCCGCGATCGCCACGTCCGAGTTGCCGCTCCCGTTGGTCGCGCCGACATAACCGGTGCCGAAGGTCCAGGGCGACACGTCGGAGGCGACGGGGACGAACACGCTGCGCGGATCCGCCCACTGCGCGAACGCCGACTGGACGGCCCCATCGATCGCCAGCGTCTGCGCGTCGGGCCCGCGCGCGCCGGCATGCGACCCCATCACGAAGATGATCGCGTTCGGACAGGCCGCCCGGATCGTCTGGAAGGTCAGCAGCGCCTCGGGCTGGACCAGCGCCGGCGTGGAGACATAGTCGTTGTAGCCGCCGGCGATGACGACGACGTCGACGTCGGCGCCGGTCAGGTCCGAGTTGACCGTGAACCAGCTCGCGACCTGCTGCCGGATCGTCGAGCGCGTCCCGCCCCCGGTCGACAGGTAGCCGGTTTGCCCGACCGCCACCTGACGGGTGTCGTACCAGCCCAGATATCGACCGGTGGCTTTCGGCCACGCGTACAGGCCCGGGTAGGTCGCGCCGGTCCCCTCGGCATAGCTGTCGCCGGTGACGAAGGCGGTGATCCGGTCCTGCGGCCCCGCCATCCGCCAGATCGAGGACGTCGGCGCGACCGCGACCGACACGATCTGGTCGTTCTGCATCCCCTCGATCCGGATCGAGCGCGGTTTGCGCGCGCCGAAGTCGATCGTCAGGTAATTGCCGCTGCTGTTCGCGGCGAAGGCGAGCGGGGTCTTGCTGACGTAGCGCCCGTCGACCAGCACGCGGACGGCGTGGCTGGTGAAACCGGCCATGCGGATCTGCACCCGCGTCGCCTCGGTCCCGAATTCGTTCTCCCAGCCCCATGCTTGATAGGACGGGGTGGCCGGCAGCAGCGACGCGACGTTGCCGTTCGTCGCGGGCGCGGCCGACGCGACGGGGAGGACGAAGCGATTCGTGGCGTCGAGCGTGACGCGTCCGCCGCTGAAGCGCGACACGCTGGTCAGCGTCATCGCCGTCAGCGCGTTGCCGCCCGCCACGCCCGAATAGATGCGGGTCAGCGACGCATCGGCGCTGGTCGCCATCGTCAGCGTGGCGTCGCTATTCTCGGGCGCGTCCTCGGGGTTGAGCGCGGCCGCGCGCGCCGCCGCGCGCTTCAGCCGCTGCTGCACCGTATTGGTGAGCTGCGCGACGGTCGCGGCCTTCTTCTGGCCGTTCTGCCGCACATCGACCAGCTCGCCGCCGGTCGGCGCCGACGCGGCCGACAGGCCGGTGATCGTGGGATCGATCTGCGCGGCCGCCGGCAGCGCGATCAGGGCGAGCGCGATCGCGCCCACCCAGCGGGTGAACCTCTTCATTCTGGTCTCCTCGTGCAGATGGGTGGCCGGTCAGCGCGGCCAGGCGTCGAGCAGCAGGCGACGCTTGTCGTCGCAGCGGCTCAGGTCGATCCGGCCGTCGCGGATCGTGGCGTCGTCGTCGGCCGCCGTCGCGCTACCGTCCGGCTGGCGGTGCTGCGGAGTCGGGGAGCACGGCGTCAGCGCCGCGCGGGGCGGCGGCGGTATCCTCACCGGCGAGGGCGGCATCGAGCGCATCGATGGCGCGCACGCGGTCAGCGCCGCGACACACGACGCGGCCAGCAGCAGTCTCAGCATATTCTCTCACCGTGTCGCGGGAGTGGACGATGATCGGCTCGCGCGCGGCCAGCCGGTCGGCGAAGGTCGACGTCGCGCCGGCGAGCTGCTGCGCGAAGCCGCGTTCCTGATCGGCGCGCTGGCGATCGGCGCGTTCGCGATCGGCCGAACGCCCCGCCTGCTCGGCCTTCAGCGCTTGGCTCGACACGTCCGCCCGTGCGCGGGCGACGTCGCGCTGGCTCAGCACGAAGAAGAAGCCGGCCGCGAACAGCGCGGCGATCGCCAGCTTCCACTCACGACCGAGCAGCGCCAGCACGCCGGTCACGCGGCGACCTTGCCGAAGGTCAGCGCCTTCAGCTCGACGAAATTGCCGAGGTACAGCGCCGCCTCGGCGCGCCGCCGGCGCATCAGCCCGCTCGACACCGCGCCCCTGACCTTGTTCCAGAGCAGGAATGCGGCCGACGCACCGACGGCATCGCCGGCGCGGTGACGACGCGCCACCGTCGACCAGGCGAACCTGAAGGTGCCGATATTGTACGCCAGCGCCACCATCGCGCCGAACTGCGCCGGCGTCGTCGCGGCCGCGCCGATCGCCTTGCGTACCGCCGGCACGAAGTCGCGCTCCAGGAGGATGACGAACATCGCGTCCGCCTCCGCCTGCGTGATGCGGTCGCCCGCCTTCACCTTCCGGCCGTCCGGATAGTAGGTCATCCCCCAGCCGATCGTCCATTTCCCGGCCGGGCAGCGGTACGCGACGAGCGCGCAGCGCTCGAAATGGTGCATCAGCGCGATCGCCAGCGGGCCGACCTCGATGCGCGCGGCAACCGCGCTCATCAGGCCCAGCCGGGGCGGGATCACCGCGCGCCGCACGGCGCCGAACAGCCAGACCGCGCTGAGCAGCGCCAGCGAGATCCACGATGCGATCTTCGCCGGGATCAGCGCGCGCAGCTCGCCGGGCATGGTCAGCCAGCCGGCCTGCAACGCGCCCGGGTCGATCGCCATCAGCGCGCCGGTGATCGCGGCCAGAGTGGCAGCCGCGTGGCTGTAGCGGGCGCGCACGAAGGCGCGCGCCCGGTCGAGGAGCGTCATCAGCTTTCCTTTCGGTATGGTCAGATCAGGAGGGCGGCGAACAGTCCGCCGGCGCTGGGGACGCGATCAGGGGTGGGCGGTGGTCCGCTCGATCAGCATGGTCAGCTTGCCGTCGACGCGTTCGACCTTGCCGTCGATACGCTCGGCCAGACGCACGAACTCGACCGCGCGCTCATCATTGCGATCTGCGCGTTCTTCGAGCTTCTCCACTTGGCGCGCCGTCTCCTGCTGCCGGCTGGTCGATTGGCCACTCGCGTAGACCACACCCAGCGCGGTGACCGCATGCGGGATCCAGTCGCGAAGTCGTGGGATGAGGTCGGTCATATCGGATCTCCGCGCTCGGCCAGCGCTACGGGGTCGGGGGAAGCGAGAGGAAGGCAGTTTCGACGTTGCGGCGACAGTGGCCCGGCGCTTCACCCAGGAGCACGAACAGCGCGTCGATGATCGCGGCAGCCGGGCGCGCCCAGCATGCGCCGCGCATTTGGCCGCGACCGACATAGCTGCTGATCGTCTCATCGGCGGAGGGGCAGACGCGGGTCAGCCCGACGACATATAGGACGCCGACCAGCACGACCTGCGCGAACTGGTCGATCGAGACGAGAAGCTGACGCGCCACCGCGCGCAGCCGTTCAAGCGGGCCAGCCATCGTCCACCTCCACAGCGGCGATCGCCGCCTCGTCCTGCGCTGCCTCGATCGCCGCGCGGCGCGTGAGTGCGACCTCATGACAGGCGGCGATATGCTGGCCGACAGCCAGCCCCATCGCGATCATCTGGACCGCGTCATGAATGACGTTGCCGTTGTCCTGCATCGTCCAGTCGATCGCGAACGGCTGTCCCGCCGCCTGGGCGACCATGGCCATCTGGACCGCTCCCGCAATCTTGAGCTGGCTCGCCGGATCCGTGTCCACGCGGCCGAGCGGCGAAGCGCATCCTGCCTCCTGCGCCTGCTCCCGCGCTGCCCGCACCGCCTTCCATCGCGCCGCGCGCAGCACCGCCAGATCGGCGACCCACGTTCCGGCCACGAACACGCTCCCTTCCGGCGGGCGGGCCGTCAGTCGCCACGCGCGCATGGTGGCCGCGTCCCACGGAAAGCCGCCCGCCTTGGGCGACACGCTTTCGTCGGCGGTGATGACGACGGGTGCGATGACCGCCGATCCGTCGAGACTGGTGATGGTCCACATCTGCATGTCAGACGCTCACGTTGATGATGCCGCCATAGATGCGGGTCACGGTGGTGCTGCCGGCGGTGACGCGACCGATGAAGCGGAACTCGTAATTGGCATCCTTCGTCAGGCCACCGATCTGACCTTCAATCACGATGTCACCAGGGTCCGGCCCGTCATTGGGATAATAGGAGGCCCGCGTCCCCGCGACCGGACCTGACGCGTCCGACCAGGACGACGAACCGCTGGAGCGGATCTGCACCTTCCCCTCGATATCGATGTAGCGATACTGATTGCCGCTCGTGGCCGCCGCATAGGAACCGCTGGCGGCAAATTTGATCGTGCCGCTGGCTGATGCGGTCAGGACCGCCGCCTCCGGACTGGCGTTGGCGTCCTCATACACCGTGCTGCCTACCCGCGCGCCGAAAGAGCGCGATACCCCCGTGATGTTGCTGGGCGGCGGCTGGTCGCTGTTCTTCATGATCGGGATGCGCTTGCTCGGCAACGCCACGCCTCCGATCGACATCGACATGAGCACGAAGCCGCCGTCGCCTCCGATCGCCTCCAGCTGGAAGCGTCCGCCGGCGGCGTCGATCGTGCCGACGGTGACACCCGACGAACTGGACTGAGTGCCGAACGACACCGACGACGTGACGTCGGTCGTTCCGCGCAGAACCTTGACCGTGAACGGGATCGGCAGTGCTCCGTCCTTTGGCTGGCCCAGATAGTCGCAGCTGACCGACAGCGAGGCGACCGACACCTCTACGGTGAAGCCGTCCGCGCCGTTCTCACCATCCTTCGCGGAGACGCGCTGGGGGGCGGACCAGTCCTTCTGCTGGACGCCGGCCTTGAAGGTCGACTTCGACATCCAGATGAAGTCGGTGCCGTTGCCGGGGCTGTCAGACCAGCCGGGGGGCGGATCACCGCCGTCCCGCGCCGGCGTCGCCGGTACGACCGCAGAACGCAGGAAGATGATCGATTCGGTGCTGCCATCGGCCCCGATCGTGCCGTTCTCGCCGACGCCGCGAACCGCCGGTCCCCACGTCGCTCGGTTGTCGTTCGATTGGCGGAAATATGCGTCGGCCCCGAAATAATTGTCGTGCCAGCCATCGACGCCGTTGATCGACCATTGCGTCAGGACCAGCGGTGCGCTCGCCCCCGGCGACCCAACGGCACCACCCCCGGAAAAGGTGATGCCCCGGATGCTGTTGCCCACCGGCGCGACTGCGAAAACGCCGTAGAGCTGCTCGTCGCGGGCATTTACCGGGTGCGAGCAGACCGTGCCGTAACCGTCGATGATGTACCGGACGACCTTGCCGTCGCTGACTACCTGGCCCCGTCGCGGCCCTGCGCCAGCAGCGCCCTCCCAAAACGGAATGCCGTTGCGATCCGCGTAATAGGAGCCGTTGCTCGAATAGTGCAGGCCATAGTCGATGGTGTCGTAAGACGCGTTGGCGGTTGGATCGGTGGTCAGCCCGATGAAGCAGCCGGGATCCATGGTCCCGGCAACGGAGGCGGCCCCGTTGTAGAACTCGCCGGTGCGCGCCTTTCCGGTCCAGTCATCGCCGCCCCCATTCTTGTAGACCTCGTTCGGCTTGGGGAAATTGGTCCAGGCGACGTCGACCAGCGTGAACGCCGACGCGCCGTCGGCCCCGCGTTCGCCCTTCCGCCCGGTAATCGCCGCCGCGAACGCCTCGATCTGCTGGCGCGTCGCGATCCAGCGCTGATTGAGCGCGGCGCCATCGACGTTCGTATCCAGCGTCGTATCATCCCACGCGGGGTTCATCCCGGCCAGCACCGCCGCAAGCGCCTGATAGCCGTCGTGCGCGTCAGTACGCGCGCCGTACAGGTCTGCCGGAGATCCCAGCACCTGGTAGCGCGCATCAAGCGCGAGGAACTGCGCCTCCAACCCGCGCCACTCCCGCGCGAAATCGCGCTTCTCGCGGCCGGAGGTGATCACATTGTCGTTGAAGACAAGGCCTAGCCGCGCATCTACGTCCGCGATCCCGGCGATGATCGGCCAGAGCATGGGATCGTAGGACGTCGGAGCCACGCCGGTAACCGGCGCGGCATCGCTGGCGTCCCAGGCGTAAATTGCTGCATTCTCCTCGCGCAGCATCATCGGCACTTTACCGTCGACCTGCGTTGCCATGTCGGCAATCCGGAAGAGCTTCTGATACCAACCCAGCGGCGCGAAGCTGAACCGCACCACATCGCCCTTCTGGAACTTCCAAGCGGTGCTCTGGAACGTGGCGGTGAACGTGCCGCCGTACAGCATCCGCTGCAGCCGCTGCTTCGACAGCCGCTGAGCCTGGCTGGCGGATTGCACGAGCGGATAATTGACGGTCTGCGACCGCTCGATCCCGTCGCGGCTGGCGATCGCCACCTCGGGATAGTCGGGTTGCTGGTACAGCGATGCCGGCGACGGATCGACGAAGCTGCCGCGGATCACGCTGACGCTGTCGTCGAGCGGAAGCGTCTGCTGCCAGGTGAAGGCCCCCAGGACATCGGCCGTGCCCAGCTCGCCGATCGGCGCGGCCAGATCGTTATGCAGCACGGTGACGCGAAGCCGGCCGTCGACGTCGTCGAGGACGGCGTTCATCGTCGACTTCAGATTGTCGAGCACCGCTTCGGTGGCATCACCCTCGCTCAGCACGCCGTCGCAGCGGTAGCGGGGCTCGGTGCCGCCGCTGGCCTTGGCCACCGGCTCATCGCAGAGGTTCGCTGCGTCGATAAAGCTGGTTAGATTGATGCGTGCGGGCGGCAGGCCCTTGCCGACCGCCAGCCGCCCGTTGATCCGCCATCCGAGCAGGTAGAACAGCATCGCCAGCGCGGGATTGCGCCCGGCGCTTTCATTCCATTCCCAGGTCGACTGGTCATTCGCCCGCTGCGGCCCCGACCCGCCGGGGACCGTGCTGTCGCGGCGGGGATCGTACACGGGCGCGCCGTCGCCGATGATCGTGACGCGGCTCGGGATCGACTGCGCGAAGGGGCTGTCGACCTTCTTCGCGTTCCGCCCGATCTGGTAACGCAGGTGGACGTAGGCGCAGCCGGTGTAGCGGCGGGATAATCCCATACGCGGACCGATGTTGATCGCGTTTGCCGGCGAACCTTCCAAGACCGTTGCAACCTGCAGCCACTTCGCCATGTCGCCCAGGACGCCGCCGGCTGCGGTCCACACCAGCTTGTCGTCAAACCAGATCTCGCGAATGGCCTGGACGCGGTGCGAGGCGGTGACGATGAAGCGATGCAGAAACTTCTGGTCTGACGACCATTCCTGATCGCGCAGGTCGGTCGCCATCGCGGTCGATCCCAGCACGATCTTGCGCGGCTCGCGGACATTGATCGATACGGTAAGACGGTCGCCTGACGACGCCAGCGTCGCCGGCGCCTTCGGTTTCGGCTCCAGCAGCGACGCGCCCGCCGCCACGACCTGCATCGCCGCGACCACGGGACCGCCGACCGCGACCGCCACGAAATTGAGGGTGCCGCGCAGCAGCCCCTTCGGGCCATCGATGATCAGGCCACCGATCGGGCCGTAGACATGGCGCAGTGCTTTCGCCATCAGCCGACGCTCCAGGCGTTGACCCAGCTCGCGCGCTCGACCGTCACCCAGCCGGGCGTACCGTCGACCTCTCCGACGAAGATTGCGCGCGGGCCAAGGCACACGCCGGCGATGCCGTCCGACATGACGACGTCCCCACGCCTCGCGAACGCCGGCGCGACCGCTGGCAGTGCCGCGGCGATCGTCGCCTCCAGCGTGCCTGCCCCGAGGCGCCGCAACGCACGGACGCTGCCGCGCGCCGTCGTGTAGCGGCCGCGATAGGCGGCGGCGAGATCGACGCCGGTCTGCGCCAGCACGGCGCCGGCGGCGAACAACGCGCAGTCCAGCTCGCCCCATCGAAAGGATGAGCCTTCCAGGGACGCGACATAGTCGTGCAGCCGCTGCTCCCAGTCGGGCAGACGCTCGATCATCGGCATCGCTTTCAGAAAAGAGAACGGATCGCGTGGGCGCTCATGGCGCGCGGGCTGTCGAAGCTGACCCTGGTGTTATCGATCAGGGGGCTGCCGCTGTTGCCGTTCGCGATAGCGATCGCCGCGCGCGCCGACAGGTCGCCCGGGTCGAACAACTCCTGGTCCTGGTAGGACCGGTTGGAGGCCTGGCTATAGGCGGCGAGATACGCCTCGATCGTCAGATTGATCGTCTGGCCGCCGACCGGATCGCCGGTGATCGACAATGCGGTCATCCAGCCGGTGTAGTAAGACTGGATCGCACCGCGCTGGACGCCGTCCTCGTCGCGGATCATGCGCCACAGGCGCGCGGTGCGCCCCTGCCACGTCGCGCCGTCCCCGATCAGCGCGAGCAGACCCGCGTCGAGCGTCAGGATGCCCGACAGCTTGGCCGTCACCGCCTCCGAGCCGCCGTCCTTGGCGCGGACGGGGCCGATATCGACCACGGTCGGATCGATCCCGTCGAAGGTGAAGCCGTCGAGCTCGGAGTCACCCGTGCCCTGCACGACGAGCGACCGTCCGGCGGTGCAGGCGCGCAGCGGGTCGCCCAGGATGTCGAGGTAAGCGAAGAAGACCGGGCGGATGACCTGAAGGTCGAGCGCGGCCGATGCCGCGGCGTCGGGGCGGCTCATCGCGCCTCCTCGATGGCGAGCGGGAAGGTGTACGTCTGACCGACGTCGACGTCCCAGCCCGGCGGCTCGCTCGTCTGCCGCACCAAGGCGAAGGGCTCGCCGATCTCGACCAGCGCATCCGCCGCCGGGGCCTCGCCCAGCTCGGGACCGAAAGCGGCGATCGCGGTACCCGCGCCGTCGCTGACGAGATCGCGGGTGAGGCAGACGAGCCGCTGATGCCCGCTCGGCAGCGGCACGGTCATGAGCTCACCGCACAGCAGCACCGCGGTCGACGCCGGCAGGCCCTTCAGCGGCAACGTGTCGCCACCCGTCGCCCCGCTGGCGACGCGCGGATTGGCGATCGTCGTCTGGCGCTGGCGCTCGATCGCGACCAGCGGGAAGACGTGGCGCTGACCGCGCAGCGCGGTGAAGAAACCGCGCCAGCGGAGCGCCGCCCGCTCCCCGATAATAGTCACAAAGGTGCCGGTCGCGCTCCACAGCCCCGCGCCGGGCAGGCCGACCAGCTTGCTGGTGTTGGTCCAGCCGGAGCGATTGACGGTCGCGGGCTCCGCGCACCGCCATTTGATGCCGCGCAGCGGGAGCCGCGCGGGTGGTTGGATAATGGCCATGCTGGATCTCTCAGATGCGCGGGCGGCCGTAGGCGGCGATGGTCTGCGCGGAGGCGGCGTCGATGATCTCGGGCGCGGTGGCCCGGACCACCTCCACCGCGACCCCGACCGCGCGCTTGTCGATCGTCGCGTGCAGGTCGTCGCTGAGCGCGACCCGCAACGTCATGTTGCGGCCCGGCTGAAGCCCGCCCCGCGCCGATAGCGGGAGCGTCGGTGCGCGCAGGTTCGCGATCGAACCGCCATTCGCGAAGCGCGGCAGGCGATTGTCGTTGATCGCGTGGAGCAGCGGCAGGTTCTCACGGGTCGCCCGCTCGTTGACGATGAATTCGCCGTTGCTGACGCGGATTGCCCCCTTTCCGTTACGCAGGATCGCCAGAATGCTGTCGGAACGACCGGTTCCCGGCCCGACGATCCGGCCACCCGGCGTGCCGCCGTCCGCGAAGCCCGGCAGCTCGCCGATCGCACCGCCATCCGCCATTCCCGGGGTCGCCCCGCCGATGGCGGCGACGATCGCCTTCTGGATCGCCAGCCGTGCCAGATCGGCGATGATACTCCCGACGACCTCCCCCGCGACGCCCTTGAGCTTGAGCAGATTGGTGACGGCGCTGGCGGTCGCGCGCGACCCGGCGTCCTCCAGCGACTGGAAGCCGCGCACCGCCGCCTCCTCGAACGCGCTGCGCGTATCGCCGGTGACCTTCTGCAACCGGTCCCGGTACTGATCGAGCGGTGACGCATTGTCGCGATCCGATCGCGCCCGCTCGGCCCGCTCGATACGCGACAGCCCGCCGAGCTGCTCGGCAGCGCGCTGCACTTCGACGGGATCCTGCGAGGTATCGCGAACCCTCTCCAGCGCCTTCCGGCGTAGCTGCTGCTCGGCCTCCAGAATGTCGCGCGCGATCTTGCGCCGCTCCGCCTGGGTAACAGCCAGATCCTCGCTGATCCGGAGCTGCGCCAGGCGCGATTGCAGATCGTCTTCCTCGGCGGTGTAGCGCCGCTCGATCGTGCGCGTCGCCGCCGCGACCTTGATGTTCTGCACGCGCTGGACGCGGGTCGCTTCGTTGATTGACTGCAGATGCGCCGCCTGGGCGAGCGTGATCTCACCCGCCTCGAACTCATTCGCGATCTTCTTCTCGGTCGCGGCGGCTTCCGCGTCGATGCTTTCGCGCAGCAGCTGGTCGCGTTGCTCCTCACTGCCGGCGGTGCGCCGCGTGGCATCGAGAAGCCGTTGCCGGGCAGCGCGCTCCTGATCCGTATATTCGCTGTCGTCGTGCAGGACCGCCTTGCGCGCCGTTTCGGCTCGCCGGTCGAGCGTGGCCTGTGACGGCCCGCGCGGCGCGGCCTTGCCGAAAGCGACATGGAACACCTTCTGGTCGCGCTCGACCAACAGCTGCCGGATCGCGACGCCTTCCTTGGCGAAGGCATCGCGGATCTTGCTGACGGTCAGACCGGGCGCAAAGCCGATGTCGATCGCCTGCCCGCGTTCATGATCGCTGGTGCCGGGCTTCGCGACGGGACCGTTATGCCGACCTGCCAGCTTGTCGGCGTAGAGCTGCTCCTGCCGTTCGCGCGTACGCAGGCCGCTGGTCACGCGGCCGCCGATACTGGCGGCGATGCGGGTCGCCTCCGCCACGTCGATCGTCCGGCCGATCTGGTTGTCGTTGCCGAGGCGGCTGGCGCTACGCTGCGCGCGCTGCGCGTTGCCGATCTCTGCCTGCTCCTGTTGCTTCAACAGGACAAGACGCCGCTTCAGCACGCCATTGATCGTTTCCTCGGCGGTCGCCTTCCGCTTGGCGACGTCAATCAGACCACCATCGCCCTCGTACCGATCCTTTATGGCCGCGATCGGATCGATGGCGAGGTCGGCACGCTCCGCCACGAGGTTCTTGCGGGTCTCGAGCAGGGTCGCATTCGCAGCCTTGATCGATCTGTCGACAGTCGCGAGGCGGCGCTCCAGATCGGTCACCTGCTGCTGCGCCGCCACCCGTCCGACCGCGATGCCGCCCTCCGGATCGGCTGGTGCTGCATTGGCGCGCTCTTCTTCGGCCCGTGCCTTCTCCAGCTCGGCCGCGAGATCCGCGCGGGTCTTCTGCAATCCGGCCAGGTCGTTCTTCGCGCGGATGTTCTGCCGTTCGGCATTGGTCTTCAGCGCGTCGTTCTGCTTCTGAAGCTCGTCGGTCAGCGCCCGCACGTCCTCGATCAGACCGCGCTCGGTCCTCGCGAACAGCTTCTTCGCCGCCTCGGCGGTCGCCGTCTTCTTGGCATTCTCGCCAAGTTTGTCGACCTCGTCGTCCAGCTCGCTGCCGAGCAGGTCGATATCCTTCGTCAGCGCGCCGACCACCAGCATCGCGCCGGTGATCGCCAGCCCCCATGGGCCGATCATGAAACGGGCGAAACTGCCGGCCTTGCCCTCGATCATCGAGAACTGCCCGGCCAGCTGGCCGCCCTGAATGGCGACCACCTGGAAGATGTTCGCACCCATCGACAGCTGCGTAAACGTGTCCTGGACCTGGTACGACGCGCCCTGCATGGCCGCACGAACCGCCCCCGTCGTCGCGACGAGCTGGTTCGACGGCCCGATCGCGCCGGTCACCGCTTCGGCATGTGCGCGAAGCCGCCCCCGCGAGACGTCGGTCGCCATGCCATATTCGCGCTGGGTGATGATCCCGGCCTTCAGCAGCGCGTCGGCCCGGTCCATCTCGGCGTTGAAGCGCTGCTGCGCGAGATACATCGGGTCGATCTCGGCCCGTAGCATATCCGCCGCTGCCGCCAATGCGCGCGTCTCGACCGCCGCCTGCCGTTCGTTGAGGGCAAGCTGCTCGGCCTGCGCGGCCGATTGTGCGATGCGCTGGTGCTTGGTGACGAACAGCTCGGTCGCCTCGCCGCTCTTCAGCAGCTCGATCTCGACGCGCTCCAGCGCGCCGGCCTCGGCCAGCAGCGCGGCGGCTTTCCGCTCGGCTTCCTGCTGCGATGCGCGGGTGGCCTGGATAAACAGGCGTGTCGCCTCGCTGGTGTCGCCGACCCGCGCGGCAGTGCGTTGCGCGGCTTCCCCGATAAGCTCGAACGCGCGCGCCTGATCCTGCGCCGCCGCGGCCCCGGCGCGGATGTCGTCCGCGCCAAGGTTGACCCGGCCGTCGATCGTCGGCCCCTTGATCGCCTGCGCGGCGATCCGCTGAACCTGCGAGAAGCTGGCCTCGAACGACTTCTCCGCGCGCGTGGCGGCATCGTCGGCGAGCGCGGCGAAGCTGCCAAAGCGCTTCCCCATCTCGCCGATCGACTGCTCGACGTTGCGCGCCATGCGATCGGCACGACGCTCGAAGCGATCGATCGGCTGCTCGCCTTCGGCGAGGTGACGGCGGAGCAGCTCGGTCGCGGCATCGACCTGCAGCAGCAGACGTTCGGTGGTCTCCGCCATGCGCGCCTCCTGTCAGCTGCCGTCGTCAGGCGGCGGGGGCGGTTGCATCCGCTCCCAGGCACTGACCGCATCCCAATATTCGACCGGGGTGGCGGTCCAGAACTCGCGCGGCCGCCACCCAAGGGCCGCGACCGCGAAGCCCATCAGCCGACGACGGGGGCTTCGTCCGTCGTCTTCGTCGTCGCCGTCGGCTTCAGATTTCCCGCGCTGTCATATCCGCCCGTCACGGCCAGCGAGAGCATGGCGGCGATGGTCTTCAGGCAGCCGTGGAAGCCCTGATCGCTGTCCAGGATCAGTCGGCCGATCCGCGGCGCGGTCGCACCGGCCGCATCCCGGCTGTCCGCGTCGCGGCCCCAGGCCCTGATCGCCTCGGTCGCGATCTGCGCGGTTTCACCCAGCGTCAGCGTGGCGTTCAGCGCCGATCGCGCGATGTCGACCAGCCCGCGGCCGAGTGCCTTCTCGGTTGCGTCGATCGCCTCGTAGGACGGGCGCAGGCCCATCTCCACACCGGCGAGCGTCAACGACAACTCGCCGCGATCCTCGACCGCCGATCGGGACACGTCGCTCACTTCGTCACCGCCTTGGTCGCAGCGACCTCGGGCACGGCGGGATCGGGCAGCTCGGCGTAGATGCGTCGGATGCCCGGCAGCGCCTCCGGATCACTGGCGATCGCGCGTGCCAGCTCGATCCCGGGCAGCTCGTTCCTGTCAAGGAATGGCCGAAGCGCGGCTGCCGCGCGATCGGCGCCCGCGGACAGGATCGTGTCGATCTCGCGCGCGGAACAGCCGGTCGCGGCGATCAGCTGCTGGTCGAGATTGGACGGGGGCGTGATCTTCACGTCCCGGCCAGCAAGGGTCAGGTTCATGGCCGGAGGCTCCTTACGAGAGGGTGTCGACGGTGGGGGCGGCGGCGAGCGTCAGCGTCACGCCGACGGTGACGCTGGAACCCTGCTCGAACGACTGGTTGTCGAGGCCGGTGTACATCAGCGCTTCGAACACCACGTCGCCGGTCGCGAACGGCTTCTTGCGGATCTGGTAGACCTCGGTCGCGTCGGATTTGTCGAGCGTCTCCATCCGGGTGTAGCCAGTGGGGTCGGGCAGGTCCGGGATCATCTGCTGCGACAGCGTCAACGACCGGAGACCGGGCTGCTGGGTGTCGTAACCCTCGGTATCCTTCGTCGCGTTCGACGAGAAATTCTTGCCGCCGTTGCGGGTCAGATTGCCCTGACCGGCGGGCTGCGAAAACGTGGTGCCATCGGCACCGCGCAGGAACAGGCGGTAATTGTTGCCGAGCTTCTTCGCCATGCGGTTTCTCCCATGCGAAAGGCCACGCTGGCGTAGCGCGGCGGGGGTGGTGGAGGAGGCGGGTCAGCCCTCGAGGGCGACGAAGCTGAAGATGCTGACGCCGGAATAGTCACCGTCGTCGCCGAGCACCGCGTCATCGTTCTCGAAGGCGCCGACGATCGTCCAGCCGGGCTGGTGCAGCGTTTCGCCATCGAGTGCCGCGTCGACCTGGGCGAGCAACGCCAGCAGCGGCGCGCGCTCGCTGGCCTCGACAAGGGTGATGATGTGAACCGTGACGATGCGGTCGCGACTTGGTTCCTTGCCGGGCAGCCGCGCGCTGCTCATGTCGCCGATGATGACCAGCGGATATGGCGCATCCTCGGGCACGTCCTGATAGACACGCGCGACGGTGACCGACGACGACAGCGCTTCGTAGATCGCGGCCTCAACGGCTTCCTTGGCGCTAGTCGCCATCGCGGCCTCCGATCGTTTGCAGTGCGCGAGCATAGATCCCGCGCAGGTTCGCGCTCAGCTCGGCACGGAGATCGCGGTAGCGTCCGGTCACGAAGCGCTTCCCCTCCATTGCGCGAACTCGCATCTGGTAGGGGCTGCCGATCGGCGTTCCCTTGTTCGGGCCACGCCGCCGCAACCGGTCATCGGAAATGTGGAATACTGTCCGCCGGATGCCGCCGTTCCGATTATTCCCAACAAGCGTGCGGGCTTTGATATGGCGGGTGACCCGCACGATCTGCTCCGTACGCCCCAAGTCCTGAATTCGACCGTAGAATAACTTTGCCCGACCGCGCGGCGAACCGATCAGCCCGACCTGCAGCCGCAACGTCGTCGTCAGTATCTTCTGCGTCAGCCCGGCGATCAGCCGCCCACTCTTGCGCGGCGCGCGCGCACGTACCGCCGCGAGGATCCGCCGGCCCGTAACGCTCAGCTCAACGATGATCTCGTGCCGCACGGCCTCGGGCAGGCGGCGAAGCAATTTGCGCACCCGCCCGGAACCGCGCACGACGTGTCGGCGGAAGGTCATGCGGTGCGCTCGCTGAGGCAGGTCATGACCAGGCCATCGCCTGCGGAATTCGGCGCTGCCGCTTTTACCTGCATGACGATCGTGCCCCACCGGACGCGATGAGACGGAGTCACGTCGTCACGAATTCGTATCTCGACACGCCATAGCTGGGCGGAGCGCTCCACGCTTTGCCGGACCGCTTCGTCCCCGCGCAGAGCGATCACCTCCGCCCAGGGTTTGGCATAGGCCTTCCAGCCGCCGGTTGCAGGGTTGGGCTTGCGCCCGCCGCGGCCATTGTCGATGTCGTCGGGAGCGAGCAGTGTCACCTGATGCTTCAGGCGCGTCGACGACAAAGCGGTCATGCGCCGATCCGCGTCCCGCTGATCAGCGGGAAGATGTCGACGGCCCTATCCTCGAATTTGCCGCGCGCGAGCGCCAGCATTGCCCAGCGCAACGATACTGGCATCGGACCAACAACGCCCCCATAGCCGACGACCAGGCGCGCGGTGATCACGCCGCGACCCGCCAGCGTCGGCGGCAGCACTACACCGCGCGCGGGGGCGATCCCACGCTCCAGCCCGGCCCCGACCAGGTCGTAACTTGCCGGCGACAGGGTCGCCCACGCGCCGCTCAGGTCTCGATAGCGGATCTCCGCGATGCTCTGCACCGGCCCGATCGGCAGGAAGTCAAGGTCGCCGAAGGTATCGGCCTGGATCTCGACGGTCTGTTCGACCAGTCGCAGCCCGGTAGCCTGTTCGACGTCGCTGCGCGCAGCGGCGATCAGCATGTCGACATCAAGGTCGAGGCTGTCGCCATCGATCCGGAGAAAGCGCTTCACGTCGGCGCGCGCGATCGGCTCGGCCACCGCGGCGGCGACGGTGACCGCCTCGCTCAGCATGTCAGGCCGCGCCCTGCACCGCTTTCACGGCCTTGGAGCGGGCAGGCTTCGCCGGGGCAGGCTGTACGGTCGCCGGGGCGGCGGGCGCGGCTTCGCTGACGTCGATCGCCAAGTCGCCGTCGACCAGGCGCTGCGCCTCGTCCGCGCCGACGTCGACGCCGACCGTCAGCGTCTGCCCCGGCAGACGGGACAGCCCCGGGCCTTCCTGCCCGACGAGCATCTTGATCTTGTCCATCGGGATCTCCGGGCAAGGGTGACGGGGCGAGCCGATGGCCCGCCCCGACAGGTCAGGCGTGCTGGAGGTGCTTGACGGCGTTGGCGTCGAGCAGATTGCCGTCGTAGCGGATGAGGCCGGCCATCCCGACCTTCGGCCAGAAGCGCTCGCGCACCGTCCCGATCAGCGGCGAACCGACCTTGCGGACGGTATAGGCGCTGTGATCGCCGAATAGCACCGAGCGCTTGCCCGCGCCGATCTCGGGCACGTCGTCGTTGACGCTATAGGCCTTGCCCAGGATGACGTCGGGCGCGTTGGCCTTGATGTCACCCATCTGCCAGAGGAAGTTGCCGTTGCCGTCCTTCAGCTTGCGGATCACCGCGAGCGTGGTGTCGGCGAACTGCCACCGGCAATAAGGCGACCGGCGGTACGCCTGGTTGACCGAGTGCTGGAGATCGATCAGCTCCTCCGCCGCGATAGCGGCCGCCGATGCGGCGAGCTTGCCCCGGGCGGACGCGACGACGATGCCCTTGGGCTCGTTGACACCTGTGCCGATCGTCAGCTTGCCGTTCGCGCCGCGGCCCATGCGTTCGCCGAGCTTGCGCGCCAGGAACTGCTCAACGTTGAACGCCGAGTCCTGGAGCAACTCGAAGCTGATCTTCACCCACGGCGTGGCGAACACATAGGCGCTCAGCGTCGCGTTCCCGAAGACCAGGTCGCCCGAGCCGTCGTCGACGACGTCCGCGCCCTCGGCGAGCGGTGCCGAGGTCTTGGTCGTGTCGTCGTTGGTCGGGATGTCGTAGGGGTTGCCGGAGCTGGTCACCATCTCGTCGGTGATGCCGGGGTCGTACATCGGTCCCCACACACGCATCACCTCGATGATGCGGTTGGCCAGCGTGCGCGGCACGGTGAAACCGCCGGCCGCCGGCGTACCGGCGGTCTGGGTGCGGTTCTCGACATAACCGCGCCGCAGCGCGGCACGCTGCTCGCGTTCCAGGCCCGACACGTCGCCACCTTCGGCCAGCATCGCGTAGAAGGCGTCGCGATACTCGAGTTGGGAACGCTCGCCCGTCTCGTCGCCACCGCCGCGGCCTTCGTCGCCGTCGTGGCTGCGGACCTCGCGATCGCCGCCATTCGGGCGCTGGCGCTCGCGGCGCTCGACCTCGACGCGCTCGGCCTCGGCGGTGCGGCGCTCGCGTTCGATGTTGCGGTCGAGCGTGTCCAGCTCGGCCATGATCGTGTCGTGACGCTGCTCCAGCTCGGCGGTACGCGCCGCGTCGGTGTTGCCGTCGATCTCATTCAGCGCGTCGCGGGCCTGCGTGACCAGGCGGCCGCGCTGCTCGTGCAGCTCGGTCAGGGATGCCATGTGCTTCTCCAGTGGGGATGACGTCGGGGGGAAGCGCCGACGCGCGCCTCGGGCCGGGCCCGGTGACTAGATGCCGCGTTCGGCCTGCGCCTGGCGCGCGCGACGCGCCGCCATCCGCGCGGCGGCGCCGGCGCGATCATGGTCGCGGCGTTCGTCGCGGATCTTCTCGAGGCTCCGCAGCGCCACCTCGGTGTCGCGGTACTGCGGATAGGCGGTATAGGTGATCTCGTAGAGCGCGGCCTCGAGGATGGTGCGCTCGGTCAGGTCCTTCGTCTCGTCCCATTCCGAGCGGATCGACACGAAGCCGAAGGACATGCCCGCGATGTCACCGCGCTCAAGCTGGACGATCAGGTCGCGACCATCCGACGTGTCGGGCAGCGGGTTTTCAAACGCCAGGCCGCGCGCATCTTCGCGCAGGATCAGCGTGCCGGCACCCTTGCGGCCGACGACCCGGCCGCTGTCATGGCTGTGCAGCGCCAGCACATCACGCTCCTGGAGCGACTTGGCAAACGCGCCCGGCGCGATCTTCTCGCGCCACATGCCGCCGATATCGGTCCAGGTGTCGAACAGCGCGGCATAGCCGGTCGCGGTGCGGCCGGCGCCCTCTGCCGAACGCAGCTCCAGAGGGGTGACGATCGCGCGCAGCTCGCGCCCATCAATCATCGGTGCGGGCATCGCTGTCGTCCTTCTTCTGGTCGTCGCCGGCGGGATCGTCGTCCAGCGCCGGCCCGCCGTTGTGGCCGATCGGCGCGGCCGTGGTGCCGAGCGGCACCGTCGCGCCCTGAATGTACGGCTTCGCCCCGACGCCGCCCGGATAGGCAGCGCGGTTGTCCAGCTCGCGCGCCTCGTCGGGCGTGATCTGGCTGGTCTGGATCGCGCGGGCGATCGCCTCGATCCGGCTCCGGAAGTCGGCGCGCTGCAAGCCGTCCAGATTGTGCTTGACCTCGCGCGCGCGCCGGCGCTGGCCGAACAGCTTCAGGTTCAGCTCCTGCTCGAAGATCACCGCCCAATGCAGGATGACATGCTTCACGAGCTGCAAATCCTGCTGCTCGGTATTGCTGAACGTACCCTTCGACAGGTCTTGCAGGAAAGCCGGCGGCAGGCCGTACAGGCGCGCGATCTCCTGGATCTGGAACAGCCGCGCCTCGGTCATCTGACCCTTGTCGGGATCGATGCCGACCGGCTTCAGCGCGTGCCCGGGGGGCAGGCCGAAGAACGCGCGCCCGGCCTTGCGCGCCAGCTCGATGGCACGCTGGATCTGCTCGGTCGCGCGGCGCATCGCGTCCGGCCCGTTCGGCAGCGGCCCCTCCAGCGCCATCGGCGGAATACCGCCGCCCGCGAAGAAACCCGCCGCGAATTCGTTCATCGCGATCGCCAGCGCGATCGCCTTGCGGCCCTTGTGGATCGGCCCGAAGGCGCCCAGCTGGTCGGGACGGATGCCGAAGGAGACGTCGATGACGTCGGCCGCCGGATATTCGTTCGCGCCGCAACGGTAATAACGCCGCCCGTTACGGCGGACCACCGTCGTCTCGTTCGGGTCCATCGGCCAGATCGCGACCGGACGGACGCCGGCGCGCTCGATCCAGCTCACACCGCGACCGCCGGTGAACACGCCGTGCCACATGTACCTGCGCCAATTGGCGGCGGTCCACTCCGGGTTCGGCGCTTCGTTGAGCAGGAGCGTGATGTCGCCCTTGTCGCGCGTCGACTTGCCGTCGACCTCGCGATAGCTGTGCAGCGGCAGCGTCGCCATCGTCCGTTCGAGGAAACTGACCGCGTCGAACACCGCCGGCACCTCCAGCGCCGATTCGACGGTGACGTGCGGCAGCTGCACCGCGCCATTGGCGATGCCGAGGACGGCGGACCAATCCTCCCAGCTCGATACCGAGGTGACGCTGTCCGGACGCTCCATCGATCGCTGCTCGCGACCGCCGCCGAAGGGCCACAACCTCATGCCTGACCCACCATGTCGTAATCCGGGTCATCGAACGGGGAGGTGGGCATGGGTTCGTCCTCCCGTTTCAGTGCGGCGGCGATCGCCGCGATCAGCGCGACCGGATTGTCGATCTTCGCCTCCATCCGCGGCTTGCGCGGATAGACGTTGTCCTTGGCGTCCTGCTGCGCGACGACGTTGGCGACCTGCCACTCCATGACCGGGCATCCGGCGTGCCGGATCAGCTCGGCCTTCATCAGCGCGTCGAGCTCTTTCATCGGGTCGGAGAAATTCACGACCGTCGGACGCACCTCGACGACGGGCACGCCCTCCTTGACCAGGCGATTGATGAGCATCGTCGCCTGGGCGGGATCGTAGGCGACGGTCTCGACCTCGAAGATCCCGCGCAGATCGGCGATCGCGATCTCGATCTCTTCGAAGTCGGTGATATTGCCTTCGTTGACGTCGAGCAGGCCCTGCGCGTCCCAGCCCTGGTACGCGTTCACGTCCTCGACCGCCTTCGTCGGCAGGAAGTACCGGCCCAGCCGGATATAGGGATCGGCCTTCGTCGGCCGGTCGCCGAGCGGCAGGATCAGGATCTCCAGCGCGGCGATATCGACCTTCGATGCCAGATCGAGGCTCAGCACCGCGCGCCGGCCGCGCAGCCATTCCAGCGCCACCGCCTCGGCAAACAGGACCGGGATGCGCGGGTCGGTGCAGCGCCGCCACGCCTCGATGTCGAAATAGGCTGCTTTCGCCGCGACCCACAGATTGAGGTGCTTGGTCTTGAAGATCGCCCGCTTGCGTGGCGTCGCGATGGCGTCGCGTTGCCGGGCGAGCAGATATTCCAGACCGACCGATACCCCAATGTTCGGGTTGGCCTTGCGGAGCGCCGCCTCCGTCCGCCAGTCGTCCTCCTCGTCGATCGTATATTCGGCGAAGAACGTATCGTCGTCGAGCGGCGGGCCGCCGTTGTGCCCGATCCCGGCTAGGCGCTCGCGCTGCTCCAGGATCATCGCGTAGCACGGACCCGCCAGATTTTCCCCGGCGGTGGTGATCAGCAACTGCAATGGCTGATCCCGGGCACCCATGCCGGTGATCATCGTGTCCACCTGCGCGTCGTCGACGTGCTCGTGATACTCGTCGTGGATCGAGCAGCTCGGCGATTGCCCGTCGCCGGGATCGCCGATGATCGTCTCCATCCGGCTGCCGTCGTCCGGGCGGTGAAGCTGCTTGGCGAGCAGCTCGATCCCGAATTTCGCCTTCAGCGCCGGCAGCTTCTGAACCATCAGGCGCGCGGGCCGGAAAACCTCCCACGCCTGCTTTTCGTTGGTCGCGCCCGAATAGACTTCCGCGCCATACTCGCCGTCGGCGCACAGCATGAACAACGCCAGGCCGGACGCGATCGCCGACTTTCCGTTCTTGCGCGGCACGACCAGCAGCCAGCGCCGAAACCGCCGCGTGCCCTCCTGCGTGCCGGCCTTGTGCAGCCAGCCGAAGACGACGCACAAATTCCAGATCTGCCACGGCTCGAGCGTCAGCCGCTTCTTCTGCTTCGCCCACGGCCCCTTGGTATGCGGCAGCCGCTCAATGAATTTGCACGGCCGCGCCGCCTTCGCCTCGTCGAAGCGATAGGGGAAGTCGTCACCGGCACTCCGCACCAGTTCGGTGATGAAGCGCTCGCATTGCAGCCGGATCTGCTTGCCGGCCGGAATCTTGCCCGAGACGACGTCGCCGGCATATTGCCGCGCGATCGCCACGTAATCACGATCGGGTAGCCCCGGGGCGGTGGCCACCGATCAGAAGTCGTCGAAGTCGCCCGGCGCGTCCTTCTTGCCGCTGGCGAGTTTCATGGCGGCGGACGGGCTGAGCATGAGCTCGCCCAGGAGCGATTGCGCCTGGCGCATGGCATCGGACAGCATCGCCACTTCCGGCCGCGCGCGGATCATCTCGGTCACCACCTGTTGGCCGTCGACTTTCCGCACGGTCGTGCTGGTGCAGGTGTCGCCGGTCATCTCCAGCACCGCCTGGAAGCGCTGGATCTGCTCGAGCCGCATTGCCAGCAGCGCGACGATCTGCACGAACTGGGCCTCGGCCCGACCCTGCACCGCGAGCAGGTCCGCGATCTGATTGAACATCAAGCGCCCAAGGTCGGACAGGTGGATGGGCGGCACCATCGCCTCACCCGCGCCGATCGCCGGCGGCACGCGCGCGCGCTCGGCAGCGGTCATCTTCAGCGCCGGGTCGTTACGCTTCCTCCCCGCCCCGGGGCGGGCACCACCGCTCGCCATAGGGTGCCTCCGACGGGATCATTTTGGTTTTGAATTCGCCCGCACGAAAATCCAGTTGGGCTGCGGTGTCCGGCCAGAGCGGCTGCGAGGGATCGACCCACCCCCTCCCGGTCGGGGCCGCCCGGGGCGGCGGGGTCAGATGTCGGGGTCGGCCGCGCGGCGCTGGGCGTCCTCGGCCCGCGTCTTGGCGCGGTGGCACGGTATGCAGAGGCCCTGCTTGTTGGCGCGATCGTCGCGGCCGCCCCGACTGAGAGGCTTGATGTGATCGACCTCCTCGGTCGGGCTCTCGTCACCGCGTGCCAGGCAGAGGCGGCATAGCGGCTCCTCGGCGAGCACCTGCGCCCGGTCACGTTGACCGGCACGACCACGCTTACGGCGGTCGGGCTGGCCGATCGGCGGCGCCCATTTCCTGCGCTTGGCAGGCACGCCGCCTAGCACGGGCGGCTGCCACGGCATCAGGCGACGGCGATGTCGAGCGGGATGCCCTGCCATGCCGCGTCGGGCGCGGCGCGATTGTAGAAGCGGACGTAGCTCCGCGACCCGATGACGCGGATGCTGTTGCGGATGGCTTCCATCGCCCGCTGCCAGCGCTCGTCGGGGCTCTCCACCCGCAGCAGCATGAACAGCGCCGCGCGGTTGATCTGGCCTTCCTTGTCGACCGAGAACACCTGGTTGACCAGGGCGCGCAACTCGGCGCCGCTGCCCGCCGCCCATTCCGACAAACAACCGTCGATCAGCGTCTTGGCCGTCTGAAGCTCGGGGCCAAGCTCGAGGAGGTCCGCGGCCTGCACCTGCACCTTCAGGCAGCCGTCGAAGCTGGTCAGCGTGACGTTGCCTTTCGGGCCGCCGATCGTCGTGCCATATTCCTGGGCGAGCAGCGCCTGGAAGCCACCAACGGCGGCGAATGCCTCCACCTTGAACGCGGCGATCGCGGCCGACACCTCGGTCGCCCGGGCGATGATGTCGCGCACCGTTTCGTCCATCAGCAGGTCGACGGCCTTGATCGCCTCCAGCGGCACCAGCGCGCCCTTGGCGTCGCGCAGGTAGGGTTTGCCGCCGACATCGATGGCGCCGGGGCGGACAGCCTCCGTCACGCCAGCATCCCCGCCGCGGTTGCGGCGACCGCCGTCTGGGCCACGGCAGCGAGTGCCTTCTGGGCTTGCTGACCCTGCTCCACCGCATCGTACAGTCGCTCGAGCTGTTCGCGATCGATGGCGACCCGGGCGCTCTGGCAGGCTTCCAGCGCCAGGCGCGCCCGCGGGATGTTGATCATCATCGGCTCACCATGCGGCTGAACGCCCGTCCGCGCTGACGTGGAGGGGCGGGTTGACGGGCCGTGCGCCGGCACCGCGAAAGGGGGCGAGGATGTCGCGCGCGACCGCATGCGCGCGCTCTTCAAGCTCGTGGAAATGACGCGCATCGCGCGCGCCACGCCGAAAGTCGCGCGCCAGGACCTCGGCGTCGCGAACCGCAAGATCCAGATGGTCGGCGGGGGTGCGCCGCTGCGCTCCCGAGGAAGCCGCAGCGGCGCGAGCGTGCGGACCGGCGTGTGTGCTACGGCGCGCATTGCTCATCGGCGCGATCTCCTGATACGCGGGAGGCGTGCCCGGCTCTGATGGCCGCCGGGGGCGCGTCGGGCGCAATTGTCGCGGGGTCGGATTTGGCCGTTACGTGACGATTTGAGGCGCTGCACCTTGGTGCAGTGTACCAATGTGCAGGGGGGTCACGACGCCACCACCTCGCCGCGGCCATAGCGCGCCCACCACGTCGTCAGCGCCTCGCACAGCAGCGTGCGCGTGCGCGGCACGCTGAGTGCGAACAGGCGCGCGGCGTTCGTCAGCGCCACGTCCTCCGCGACGATCGCCAGCATCGCGGCGGGTTGCGTGATCGATCGCAGCCACCATTCCAGCGCGTAACGCCCGTAAGCGATCTCGATCGTTGTCAGCTCCACGCCGTCGCCGCCCACGCCACCGCCGCCCGTCCGCGTCTCCCAACTCGCCGTCTTCAGCGGTGTGTCCGCCATCACCGCGCGATAGGTCGCCGCGATCTTGTCGGCCGCGGCGAGCTGATCGGCGTCGATCGCGCCCGACATATACAGCCGCGCGATGGCGCCGGCGCGGCGTTCGCGCGCGTCGAGGTGGGCGATCGTCTCCGGCGTTCCGTTCCTGCCCCCGAACTGCTCGACCAGGACGACGCGCTGCTCGATCCCGTCCGCCAGCTCGGCGCCGCGCGCGCGCATCGCCGCCTTCGCCGCCTTCCACTCGATCTTCGACATGCCCTCCGGCTTTTTGCCGATCACCGGCGCCGGGCGCGGCCGACCGAGGACGAGATGGTCGACGCGCTGCTTTTCGCGCTCGGTCGTGGCGAGTTTCATGGACGCTCCGGCTCAGTCTGGGCCGGGAAGATGCTCGAACGGAGGGATGACCGGCAGCTGCTCAATCGTGCAGGGGGCGGGAGCGATCAGCGGGCCAAGTGGCCGCGCATGAAACCACCCGCGCTCGCCCAGCTCGTTCTCAATCATCTCGCGGCAGCGATCGAGATCGCGGATGCGGCTGGCGCGCTGCGCGCCGGCCTCGCGATCGAGGACGCGGTCGAAGTAGACCAGCTTGTCGACGTGCTGCTTCACACGGGTTTTGCTGATCGGGGGCACCATCAAGCGCCCGATCTCCTCATAGCAGGGACTCACGCCCGATCGCGCGATCCGCTCGACGATGATGGCCAGCACCTGCACCCGGCGAGGAGCGGCCGGGCGGTTCCCCTGCATGACGGAGTTATAACGAACTTCTGATGTCGGGGATAGCGCCGTAAGACGGCGCTCGCAGAATGGCACGCATTCGATGGAAGGGCCGTTTCCTAGTACGAATTCCCGATCCACATAGCGCTTGGCTTCAAGCGATATGCCTCTTCATTTTGCTCATGGGGAGTGCCATCGGGCGAAATCTCCCAATTAGCGGGCAACTGGCTCTGCAACCAAACGTGCCACCCGCGCTGCGAGACATAAGTCTCCACCTCGGCCGGCAGATCGGCCAAATCTTCGCTTAATGCGTCAATTTCCTCATTTCCCCCGGAGTCGTTCGCCACGTAACCAAAATCAACTCTCTCCAGCGTCCGGTCTTCCTTAAAGAGGTAGCCCCGTGATCGCCGCCTGTATCTCTGTCGATAAGAATTACCGTAGACATCACCGTAGCTTAGCTCGCCCCACCAGTACAATTTCATCCAGCCCTCTCGATGTGCGTGCAAGTCATCAGCATCAATAGATACGGCACACCACCGAAGCTCACTTTTAGGCTGGATCGTGGACTCTGGGCGAGTGAACGTTTGCCAAAGTGATGGCAGCCGAGGATATGGAAACCATGGAGGGAAGGAAGGAGCGTGCCAGCTTAATCCATGAATGAACATGTCGACGCCGGTAGCAGGAGTTGCTCCGTAATTTTTCCAGATTACGAAAACGTCGTATGAATATACCTCTCCTGCCTCATTTACATTCCTAACCGTCTCAATACGGTCAATTCCAACATAAGCACGCATCTGCCTACGAGCAGTGTCGTTATTCAACCTGTTCGCCTCTGCCGCTATGTCAAGCGCGCGTCTCGAATGGCCTAACGAGCGTAAAAGAGCGAACAGCCCCAAGGCGCTTACGGGAAGTTGTGCTGCTGCAATGACAGCCGCCCAAAAGCTCCACGATGAGGCGGCGACCTGAGCGGTGACCTCTTCGCTGCGCAGCCTCGCTTCCCGCTGCTTTTCAAGCTGGTCTGCTTCGCAGGAGCGACGGGACGAAGATGCGACCTGTAGGCAACCCTTACGCCCCTCCGCTTCAGAAAAGCGTCTGAGACGTTCGTAGGCATCACGTTCGGTGGCCCTGCCGACGTCAAAGGCCAGATGGACGAAGCAGTACAAAACGAACAGCGCAGTCACAGCACATACTGCAACATGCAAATAACGACGATGGGTGCTCGATTTCGCAGGTTGCGGCGTCATTCAGCCACGTTTGCAAGAAAATTATCGATTGTCCACGAGCAGTTGCTCAGTGCCACGCGTACACCTTTCGGCTGACGGCGAGAGCGCAGCCCTCGGCAGGTTTTGATTCAAGTGGCCGAGTGAGGCGGAGACACCCTCCGCCTCACTCGCAGCAAGGGCGCGGAAATGCTGGCGATTGGGGGCATTGTTCAGGGCAATTACCCCGCCGATACCCCGATCATCCGGTCCTCACGCCGCTACCAGCGACCGCTCCACTACGATCTCGTCGGCGTGCTCGCGCATCTCGCGCACGTCCCAGGCGAGCTGCATGCGCAGCATCGTCTCCGCGTCGATGCCGAACACCTTCTCGAACCGCAGCGCCATCTCCGGCGACAGATCCGCGCGCCCGTTCAGCAGCGTGCTGAGCGCCTGGCGCGACACGCGCAGCAGCGCGGCGGTTTCCGTGACGTTCAGCTTGTGCGCCGCCACGATCTCGCTGGCCAGCCATTGGCCCGGATGGACGTGGAGGCTCGGGTGAAGGGTGATAGCCATCAGTGATAATCCTCCAGATCAAGGTCGACGATCGCCCCCTCGGCATCGATCGAGAAGGTCATCCGCCAGTTGCGCGTGACCGTCAGCGCCCACGTTCCGGCCCGATCACCCGTCAACTGGTGCGCGCCGAAATTCGGCGGTGCCAGCAACGCGTCGGTCGACGTCGCCGCGTCGAGGAACACCAGCATCATGCGAAGACGGGTCACCACCTCGGACGGCAGCCCCTTGGCATTGCCGGTTTCGGCGAAGCGGCGAAGGGCTTTGTGACGGATGCTCTCAATCAGCATGCCCCCTGTTTATAACATGCCAGGCGGAGCGTCAAGTGTCGCGCGACACATTGCATCCGTTGTCACCGAATCAGCGGTTAGGGCGATTCGCGCCCAAGCGCAGATTTTTGAGCAAGCTCCCGTCCAATCAAAGCAAGTGCGGCGAGGGACTCTGCGCTTGCGGATGGCCAAAGCATCGACAGCACGCGATCAACATCCTGTTCCTCGGCAACCGCGCTCCGGCGACCAGTGACTATGTATGCGACGTCCAACCCGCTTCCCTCAAGCGCTGACAAGTAACGGATATCTGGAGCGTTTTTTTCCTGCTCATACGCCCGCTGAGTGTTCCGGCTGGTGAACGCGTCCTGAGTGCACGAAGCGCGCTCACGCTCCTCGCGCAACCGAGCGCCCCATCCAGCCACAACAAACAGAATTTTGCGCACTCCCGTTGACGATGGTCACTTTTTTGTGCACGGTGGCACTGCTTTACACATCTTGGCACATTCCCGATGTCCACCCGAGTCACAACAACCGATGACAGTCTCCGGCAACGGGCCATCGCGCGTCGCGGTGAGCTCGTCGCAGAAGGCGTGAATATCTCGGAATGGGCGCGTGTTCATGGGTTTACCGTCAGCTTGGTACACAACGTTCTGAGCGGCGGTCGCAGCTGTCGGTTCGGCAAGTCGCACAAGATCGCCGTCGCGCTCGGCATCAAGGCCGAAGGCGCAACCGTGGACCTGGAGCCGCGCCGATGACCCCGCGTCCGGGCGACATTTCTCTCCCTGGCGGGCGACAGCCCGCTTCGGGCGCCGGACCGGGAGCGTGCACGAGCCGCTCCCCTGAAGGCCACTCCCTCCGCGCCCCGGCCCCCCGAGACGTGCGGGCCGGACGGGGACAGGCGAAGACCATGCGAGGCGTTGTAGCCGTGTCCGTATGCCTGTCCCCCGAAGGCCCGTCATCCATCACCCCCATCGCCCGCTGGCAGGCCGGTCGATCGCCGCGCATCCCGAGCGGTGAAGCAGCCTGCCACCCTGTGACCCTCGGTGCCGGACGCCTGTCCGGTCCGGCACCGACCCGGGCGACAGTCGCATGACCGCGCGTCGCGCATCTGCGGGATTGACCCCCCGTGTTTCCCGCGAAGACGCGCACCGCGCGATCGGCGCGTCGCTGCGCCGTCACTTGCGGCGCAAGGGCTGGACAGTGAAGCGGCTGGCGAACGCCAGCGGCGTCCCCGACAAGGCGATCGAGTGCGCGAAGTACGACGTTGCCTCGGAACACTGGCGTCCGATCCACAAGGCCGAATGGCTGCTGTCGATCGCCGCGGTCCTCGGCGCCGACTTCACCAGCCCGGTGCTGGCGGTTGCGCAACAGGGCGCATTCGACATCACGCCGGACATTGCACCGCGCCCCGGGGAGATCGTCGCGACCATGGCCGGCCATACGGCTGAGATGGCGGCGATCCTGGTCGACGGTATCGTCGACGACGAGGAGCGGCCTCGCGTCATCGCGATCGCCACCAGCAAGGCAACCCACGTCGCTGCGATCCTGCGCCTGGCGCAGCCGCCATGACGCCTCGCGCGCCGCCCGACAGCGGCTAGGCTCCCCGCCTCTATCACACCGACTGCTCCCGCCGGCCCCGATCGCACCACGTGCTTTCGAGGACGGTTTTCTGCTGCCCGAAAGCCTGCCCGTGACGCTCGATGAGATTCGCACCGCCATCCTTGCCATTCACGGTGCGCTGACCCCCTTCAATGTCGCCGGCGACTTCGCCGAACCGCTGGTCCACCTGATGACCGCTGCCCATGTGCTGGGCGAGCCTGAAACGTCGACGACGCCCTACGATCTGCAGGGCGCACGGATGGTGCCGGAGATCCTGCAGCATTTGGTCCTGCAGGAAATGTGGCTCCGCGATCGGATCATCACGGTCCCCGCGACGTCGGTGAAGGCGATGGTGGCGCTGCCGCTGCTCAGTCAGGCTATCAACACCGGCATCAACGGCTATGCCCGCCGATCTCGTGGTGGCCGCGCATGATCCCGCGCCAGCGCCCGCACCTCGTGCTCCCGCTGATCGTCGCGGCCCTCCTTGCCGGTTCCGCCGCGCTCGCGCTGTTCCTCGGCCACCCGCGCATCGCGCTGACCGTCGTCATCCTCGCCCTCGTCATCACGCTCGCGATCCTGAGCGAGCTGATCTCCGGAGACCGCTGATGCATCGTGCACCGCCCCGCCACCGCCGCCACGCGGTGACGACGATCGCGCTTCCTCGCCCGACGATCAGCGCGCAGCGCCTCCGCCGCGCGCGTCGCTTCCACCATCTCCACCGCATCTCGATGTGGAGCGTCGCCGGGTTCTTCCTCCCACTCCCGTTCATCCAGATCGGACATTGGCTCTTCGGCTGGGACAGCGTGAACGTGATTGTCGGCGGTCTCGGCTGATGAGCGGCGAGCGCTGGAAGCCGGTGGTCGGCTACGAAGGTCTGTACGAGGTGTCCGACCAGGGCCGCGTTAAACGGCTGCGTCGGGAACAACGCGTCGAGACGACGGCCTTCGACCGGCCTTACCAGCGCCAGCTCCAGAACCTCATTCTGAAGGCCCAGCCGAACAAGAACTCGCCGATCGTCACGCTCTACCGCGACGGCACGCGAAAGCAGATCAGCGTTCCGCGCCTGGTCCGGGAGGCGTTCGGCTGATGGCAGGCTGCGTCGTTCCCGGATGCGATCAGCAGCGCGGCGCAAACTCGCGCATGTGCCCGCGGCACTGGTCGTCGCTCAGCGCAAAAGTGCGCGCCTGTCTGGCGTTGGAGGTCGGGCAATCGCCGATCCGCGATCAGATGTGGGCGGATGCGGCCAGCATGATCGCCAATGGTGAGGCGGTTGCTGTCGATCTCGAGGTCAATCCCCCGAAGGTCGCGCGACGAGCCTTGACCGCGATCCGCGCCGACAACGGGCGGCGGGTTCCCTGTCCGCATTGCCAATTGATGTGCCTGCCCGAAACGCTGGCGCGCCACGTCAGCTTCTGCCGCGACGACGGGGAAGCGGTGCGCCGGTCCACCTCGCGCGTGCCATCGAATCAACCCCCGGCCGGTTCGGGGAGCCGACCGGATGCGACTCCCGTCCCCGTACCCAGCAAGCCGGCGGGTGCAACCGCCGGGGCGCTTTCACGCCTGCCGGAGACCCACCGTGAGTAGCACGATCCTGACGATCGACCAGATCTGCCTGTCGCCCTTCAACGTCCGCAAGCGCATCCCCTCGGCGGAGGATACCGCGACGCTGGAGGCATCGATCCTGGTCGAGGGGCTGCGCGTCCCGATCGACCTCCACCGGATGCGCGGGTCGAAGACGAAATTCGGCGCGTTCGCCGGCCGTCGCCGCTACTTTGCGATCAAGCGGCTGGTCGAACGCGGCGCGCTGCCGGCGAACTGGCCGATCGCACACAAGATCCACGACGTGAGCGAGGCCGAGCTGATCGAGATGTCGATCACCGAGAACCTGCTACGCACCGACATGGAGGCTCACGAGCTGTATGCCGGCGTAGCGATGGCGGCCGCGAGGGGGCACACCGCCGCGCAGATTGCTGCCGCGCTGGGGCAGAACGACGTCCGTCTGGTCGAACGATGGCTGCGCCTCGGCCAGCTCGCCCCGCCGGTGTTCGCCGCCTTCGTCGACGGGCTGATCAGCAAGGAGCAGGCGGTCGCCTACGGCGCGACCGCCAATCGCGAGTTGCAGGAACAGATCTTCGCGCGCCTCAGCCGCCACGCCTCGCCCCGCACGATCCGCGAGGCAATGAAGATCGGCGACGCGCTCGAGCGCCGCCAGCTCGCGTTCGTCGGCGAGCTGACTTACCGCGCCGCCGGCGGGCGCTACGAACTCGACCTGTTCGCCGACATGACCGAGGATCGCGGCCGCATTGAAGACGCCGGCCTGCTGCTCAAGCTGGTCGAGGAGAAAATGGCGACGGTGCGCGAACAGATCCGCGCAACCACCGGAGATCCGACGCTACGCTTCGTGCCCGCGCCGCCGCAAACCGACGGGCGCACCGATCATCAACTTGCGATCACGCCGAGGCGGGACGGTGATCGCCTGAAGCTCCCCGCCGGCGACGTCGTCGCGCACGTCGAGATCGACGCGACCGGCGAAGCGCTGGTCAGCTATTGGTGGGCCAGCCGCTCGGCCAAGCATGGTGGTCGCAAGGATGAGCAGCCCGGTGCCAGCTTCGCCCCGGTCACCGCGCCCGTCGATGCGACACCCGCCCGGCCGGGCGCCGCGATCCCGCGCGAGGAGCGGCTGAGCGCCGACGCGATGTTCGCGCTCGGCGCGGTGCGCAAGGCGATCCTCCGCGCGGCGCTGGTCGACGATGCCGACGGGGGCGGCGAAACGGGTCTGGACTATCTCGTCTTCGTCCAGGCGCGCGCGCTGCTCGACGATCGCCGCCCGGCCGGGCTGGGAATGCGGACGATCCAGAGTGACGGCATGGAGAGGGTCTCGACCGAGGGTTTCGCGCTCGCGCAACGTCACGTCGCAAACGCGCCGGCGTCGCGCATCACCGGCGATGCGCTGCGCCGCCTGCGCGGCGAGCGCTTCTTCACCGAGCCGGATCTGGCGCAGGCGTTCGGCGCATTCATCGCCGCCGACCTTGTCACGAAGCGCCTGGCCGCCGCGCTGGTCGCAGGGATGGCGCTGGAGCGCAGCCTCGCCGCCGATGGCTATGCCATCGCGCTTCACGACGAGGTGGCGCGCGCGATCGGCGTCGATCGCGACGACGAGGTCCGCCGCGCCTATTGGACGCCGACCGGCGACCTGCTCGACCTGTTCCCGAAATCGCCGCGCCGCGCGCTGGCGGAGGGTCTGGTCGATCGCGCGACATACGCGAGCTGGGGGAAGCTCGCCTCCGGGCCGCTGACCACCGCCGTCCTGACCGCCGTCACCCGCGCCGGCGGCAAGGGCGAGACGTGGGTGCCACCCCTGCTCCGCTTCTCCGGTCCGGTCGTTTCACCCGCCAGCACGAGGGAGGCAGTCGAATGAGCGGCGTGCAGAAAGACCTCAGCATGAAGTTGCAACGTGATCTTGCGGAGGTGTTGCAACGGAACCTCCAGCTATTTCAGATCGCGTTAGATCCGGCTGACATGGGGGCGATGCTGCTGGAGGCCAGCTTGATGATCGTCGCCAGCTCGGCGGCCACCATGGCGAACCTGGTGGCGCAGCGATCGACCGAGGCGGACGCCATCCGGATCTTCAACCACATGTACGACGGCACGTTGTCCCAACTCAGCGACGCGAAAGCAGTAGCGCTCGCCCGGACGCTCGCCGAACTACGCGCGAGGGAGCGAGGCGGATGAATGTTCCTTCCATCGCCGCGCTGTCCCGGCGTTTCACCAAGGCGGTTGAGGCGGGCAAGGGCATGCGTCTGGAGGCCGCTGACGTCGATCTGCTGGTGACGCATGGGGTGATGCCCGTCATCCACAATGCCAGTGCCAAATATCTAGTGGAGCAGTCGAAGTGTCGGGACATGCGACGCCGATCTATCGGCGTGGGAAATACTGGCTTGATTGGGATCGAAAGCGCGACGGAACGCTGCGATCCCCCTGCCTCACCATCTTCTGGTACGACCCCGACTCGCGACGCATCCGCAGCGCGTCAACGCGCTCGGCAATAGAGGCCGAGGCCATCAAAGCGCTCGACCGTCGCTATCTCGCCGATGCCGGCGAGGCTGCTGCATTCTGCGAGACGTGCGGCCAGCCGATCGCGCAGGCCAGCGCGTACCTGTTGACCGACGCGATCGCAGACTATCGCCTTGAATGGGGCGATAAGCGCGCCTCGGCCGACACGATCAAGACGCGCTTGCTACACGTCGTCGACTTCCTCGACGCGCAGGAGGCGGCTGGAGGTGCGTTCGGAATCACGACGAATTGCGCGACAGCATCGTCGTCAGCCTTCGTCACGGCCTTCCGCGCCTGGTCCCGGCTGGAGCCGGTGCGCTGGCGCAACGGCAAGAACGTCGTGACGATCGAGAGGCCGCGCTCGCCCGCATCGACCGAGGCGTCCGTCGCCCAGTTGATAGCCGCGCTCAACCACGCGGCGAATGCGGAGCCACCCCGCTCGGACAAGCGTCCGGCATATCGCCCCCTCCCGGCGGGGCAGGTCCAACGCACTCGCCGAACCCGCGTCGGCGTCGAGGAACTGGCGAAGATGCTTCGCTATGCGGCCGAACCCGGAAAGCGCCGTGGGTCGCTGCACCGCTTCCTCATCGGGTCGATCAGTACGATCGCGCGGCCGGGGGCGGTCTGCGACATCTCGGTCGCGCCCGATCGCCAGCAATGGGCGCCGGGTTCGGAAACGATCGATCTGAACCCTCACGGGCGGACGCAGAACAAGAAGCGGCGCCCGGTCCTCCCCGTGCTGCCGATCCTCGCCGAGTGGCTTCAGGCTGAACTGGACGAGTACCTGATGCTGCCGCCGGAGAGGCGCGCGGGACGCGGATACCTCGTCAACTATTACGGGCGCGCGGTGAAGGACGTCGATTCGGCGTGGGCGGCGATGCTGACCGAGCTGAAGATGCCGACCGGCCGCGAATGGCGACCGTATCTCCTGCGACACAGCCTCGCGACGCTGGCCCGCAATCGCGGCGCGACGCGCTGGGATCTGGAAGGCTTCATGGGGCACCGCGCCCCAAGCCAGACCGAAACCTACGCGATCGGCGAATTTCCTACGGTGGTGGCGGCTTTGACCGGCATCATCGCCGAGCTTCATCGACTGGCTCCGGGCACCCTGCACCGGACTGACACCGGAGCCAGTCGATCGCTCCCGCATGTGAGGGAGGTCCAAATGCCCGGATAA